TACTCCTTAGCAATTCATGATATTGTTATAAAAGGCAAGGAGGCTGGCCTTGGATAAATAAGCCTATTTAATTCTATATTTATAGGCAAATATTTGCTATATGACAATAGATATTTATGTTTAGAAAGGAATAGCATGGCTAAAAAAGAACAAGTATTGAAGTTTGATACGATTAGACCATTCGGTCCTACCATTATGAGAGGCAAAATGCCTAATTTTATTACTAAAATGTTGGATGATAAAGCAACAGAAATGCTGAATGATAAAAAATTATCAAAAGAATTTGATCACTCAGGTAATTTAGCAGGTAATGTTAAACAAGAAGTTCGTTATCCTCAAGACTGGATGAATACGGAAGAATTTCTACCGATGGTGCAACTCATGGGTGAGATGGTTAAGAATTATCTTTCTATACCACCAGCAAGTGAAACAATTAAACCAGAGTTTGTTGGTAAAATGGTTATTGAATCAATGTGGGTCGTGAGCCAGTGGGCGGGAGACTTTAATCCTTTTCATATACACGAAGGTCAGTTATCAGGTGTGTGTTATCTACGCGTGCCAAAAAGTTTACCAGAAGAATACGCAAGAGAAGATCACTACCCAACAGTGGGTGATATATGTTGGTTCAATGGTCAAGCGGCGACCTTTAGTGGACACAAACATCAAGAGTCACCAAAGGTTGGCGACATCTTCTTGTTTCCAAACTGGTTAGCACACGGCGTCTATCCGTTTAGAACGCAAAATGAAGAACGACGTTCCGTATCTTTTAATTTACATTTAATTAAAAAAGAAGAACCACAGCCTTTAGAGAATTAATGGTAGAGATTAATAGATTACCTATTTTTACACAGGAAGTTTTTTATTTTACACTTCCTAATTTTGAAGAGTGGAAAAAACAAATTAAACAAATTGTTTTGGTTGAAGAGAATAAAAACATTCATAAACATGATACATCACCAAAAGAAGAGTGTAATATTATGGCTAAAAGAACGGCATGGAATTCTCATCAAAGATATTCTGTTTTAAAATTTCTATGTGACGAAATAGAAAAATATTTAAAAATATTTATAGAAAATGAAAATTATGACATTCCTTTAATGAAAGTTCAAAATTGTTGGATAAATTGGTATGGTAAAGACAATTATGCTCAACCTCATCATCACAAAGGATATCTATCGGCTGTTGTTTTTGTTGATGTTGAAAATACAGATGCTAAATTTTTTTTTCATGGAGATAATAATTTTGTTTTAATTAAAAAAGAAGATACAAAAACTAATTTTAACAATTTAAAAAGTATTGAGGTAAAAAATGGAACTGTTCTCTTTTTTGATGGTTCTTTACATCATTCAGTAAGTCAAAATACAACAAATAAAAAAAGAATAACTGTTGCTATAAATTATATACCAAAATATTTTGAAGACAGAAATGAATATTAATAAAATTCCAATGGTCCGTGTGACGTGGTTAGATGCCCGTGATACAGAGACAGGTTGGCTAGATATAAAAGACGTGATGGATGCTCCGTTAGCCGTGTGCCAAGAAGTGGGATGGATGGTTCACAATGGTCCAGAAAAAATAATTATTATGCGATCTTATAGCAAAGACAAAGAGGAAGTATCAGGAGGCGGTGCTATTGCCATACCAAAAGGATGGATTAAGAAAATAGAATATCTTGAGGTTAGTTATGCAACTAAATAAGTTTGATATTTTTCCTACAGAAATAATATCTTTTCAGTTTAATACTGAAGAAATACAACCTCTTATCGATGAAGTTTTTAAAAACAAGAAAAAAATAAAACAAATTAGTGACTTTTATAATGATCTTGGTGGCGTGGGAAAATATTACACTGACTATGGAAACCCAATTAAACTACACGAATATGAAAAAATTATGATGATGCTTGGTAATTATTTTATTAATAATAAAAAAACTTTTAATGTTGTAAATTATTGGAGCGCTATTTATTTAGAAAATTCTATTCATGAAACACATAATCATGTAAACTTTATCAAAGAAAAAACACATAATTATTCAACTGTTTTGTATTTATCAAATATAGGAGGAACAAAGTTTTTTAGTCCAAACAATACAAGTTTAATTGACGATATTACAATATCATCCCGAGTTGGTAAAATTATTTTTTTTCCTTCAAATTTACTTCATAGTGGAATTAATAATGAAAAAGGAGAAAGAATAATTATATCTTCAAACGTTAAAATATATGGGCAATAAAATATTTATTGGAACACCTTGCTATGGTGGCATGATTACCGCTGATTATTTTAAAAGTTGCCTGCAACTAACAGCGTTAGCGGCTACTAGAAAAATAGAATTACAATTTGGCACTATAGGTAATGAATCTTTAGTAACGAGAGCTCGTAATACATTGGTGCAATTATTTATGGACGAACCTAAATACACACACCTTTTATTTATTGATGCTGACATTGCTTTTAATCCTGAGTCAGTGTTTCGTATGTTAGATTTAGATGAGGATGTGGTAACAGGTGTGTATCCTCGTAAAACAATTGATTGGACAAAAGTAAAAAAGAAAGCAAAAGATAATCCAGATATATCGGAAGATGAACTACACGCATCTTCACTGCAATATAATTTGAATGTTAAAGATCCAAGCAAGATTATGGTCAATAAAGGATTTATTGAAGTTTTAGATGGGGCCACAGGATTTATGTTAATTAAAAGAAGTGTATTTAAAAAAATGGCTTTAGCTTATCCAAACTTACGTTTTAAATCAGACCAACATTTAGGTGATCCACATGATAAAACGTTTGGTTATCACGACACTTCTGATTGGAACTATGCTTTTTTTGACACCATGATAGAACCCGATACGAAAAGATATTTATCGGAAGACTATGCTTTCTGTCGTTTATGGCAGAAAATAGGTGGTAAAATATATGCTGACATTGCAAGCGGTATGACTCATTATGGTAATTATACGTTTAGAGGCAACGTAGGTACTCAATTCTTGCCACAAAACAATAAATAATTTAGTATACTCCGACATGAAATTAGTAGATTTAAAGTTCCAACCAGGCATTGATAAACAAGATACGGCTTACTCAGCAGGGGATCAAAGACGCTATACAGATTCAGATTTTGTACGTTTTCACTACGGGAAACCTGAAAGATGGGGCGGCTGGGCTTATTTACCAAATCCGAACAAAACGATCGTGGGCGTGGTCCGTGATACACATAGCTGGATTGGTTTAGATGGCACAAGGTATCTTGCTTTAGGAACCGATAGAAAATTATATTTATACTCTGAGGGCGCGTTGTATGACATCACTCCAATTAGAGAAACAGCATCTCTTACAAATCCTTTTACAACAAATGGTACAACTACCGTTACCGTAACAGATGCAGCACACGGAGCTTCGGTTGGTGACTTTGTAACTTTTGACTCTTTTTCTACCATTGACGGCTTGGACATGAATAATGAATTTGAAATCACTACAGTTCCAAGCGCAAGCACATATACGGTAACACATACAGATACAGCAACTGGCTCTACAGCAGGTGGAGGCGGTACAGGTAATGCTAATTATCAAATTAGTGTTGGTCAATCGACATCTACGTATGGTTATGGATGGGGAACTTCTACGTGGAGTGCAGAAGCGTGGGACGAGCCACGGTCCTCGTCTAGTGTTGTAGTAGCAGCGAGAAACTGGTCATTAGATAATTTTGGTGAAGACTTAATAGCTACAGTATTAAATGGTAAAACTTTTATTAAAGATCTTTCTGGTGCTATAGACGCAAGAGCAACAGCTCTGTCTAATGCTCCAACGGCATCAAGGTTTAGTTTAGTCTCCACAGACACCAGACATTTACTTATATTTGGTACCGAAACAACTATTGGTACACCAGCGACACAAGATGATTTATTATTTAGATTTTCTGATAGAGAAGATGCAACGGATTATACACCTGTTGCAACAAACGAAGCGGGTTCGCTTAGAATATCTGATGGTTCTAGAATAATTGGTGCTGTTAAATCATCAGGTCAAATACTTGTTTGGACAGATACATCGCTTCACGGTATTCAATTTGTTGGTTCACCATTTACTTTTGGTCTTAGACAACTCGGTGCAAACTGCGGTTTGATAGCACAACATGCAGCAATAGAAGTTAATGGTAGGGCTTATTGGATGTCCGATGATGCGTTTTATATGTATGATGGTGTTGTCAAAAAAATGCCATGTTCCGTACAAGATTTTGTTTTTGATGATATAAGTTACACCAACAAGAATGATATTGCAGTAGGGCTCAATACAGCTTTTAATGAAATTATTTGGTATTATCCTTCTGCAAGTGCCACACAAATAGATAGAGGCGTTGCTTATAATTATTTGGAAAATACTTGGTACACAGTCAGTCTTGGTAGAACCACGTGGCTTGGTGCTTATGTGTATGAACTACCGATTGCTACAGAATACAATGCCAGCACAACAGCAAACGTATCAACGATATTAGGACTGACAGCTGGTGCATCTTTTATTTATGAACAAGAGACAGGTAATAACCAAGCAGATGGTACGGCTATTTCTGCCTTCTTACAAACAGGTTCAGTAGAGATTGCAGATGGTGACGAGCTCATGTCAGTTAGTAGATTAGTGCCAGATTTTGATAATTTGGCAAACAATATGACGGCTACGTTGACCTTGGAACAGTATCCTCAATCCTCAGATAGTGTATCTACATCAGGAACTATTAGTAGCACAACAGAGAAAATTGATGTAAGAGGGAGAGGTAGAGCAGTGAAAATTAAATACGAAACAAATACCGTAGATGATACACCTTGGAGACTTGGTTCAACAAAGATACAACTTAGACCAGACGGAAGAAGATAATGGCAAAAATAACAATTACAAGATTACCCAACGCTACACCAGAATATGATCCTACTCAATACGATCAGTTGATAAGGTTAATTGAACAAATAATTTTATTACTTAATACAAACTACCAGCAAGATATTAACGATAAATCAGACGCAAGGAGTTGGTACTTTGGCTGATACGTTTAAAAGCGAAATGTTGGATGTCACTACGACAGACTTAACAACTTTACTTACGGTGCCAACAGCCGATGCTGGCGCAACGCCTCCCGTGCCACCTACAACAGCGGTGGTAAAATCTATTTTAGTTTGTAATGACTCAGGTCACACAACATTATTAGATGTTGAGGTGGTAAGATCTTCCGCCACTTTTGAATTATTTAAACAAAAAAGTATTGCTTCAAACACAACAACAGAATTATTAGAACAACCATTAGTTTTACAAGAAAGTGATGTTATGAAAGTTCAAGCTAACGCAGCCAATCAAGTTCATATAACAGCTAGTTTCTTGCAAATAACAAAAGGAGAACTGTAATCGACCTTCACTCTTTATTTATTACGCCCGTCTTTTCGTTAGAATTAAAAGGCCACGAGCATTTAGTTGATAGCATTTATCAAATGAGAGAAAATGACGAAAAGGGTATGCCGCGGTCCAATGTTGGTGGCTGGCATTCACATGATGAAATATACAATATTAAAAAATTTAGACCTTTAGTGGGTGATATTCTTAAATATTCTAAAGATTGTTTTAATCACATGGATGTTAAAGATAATTTTGTTCCTGAGATGACAGGAATGTGGGCTATGATTAATCCACCAGGATCTAGAAATAATGTACATACGCATCCATATAATTATTTATCAGGAGTCCTATATTTAAAAACACCTCCTAAAAGCGGAAATATCGTGTTTCTAGAGCCTAAACCACAGGCAGAGGTGCTTTCTCCCCCTAAAAAAGATAACGCTACTATATACCTCGCTCACAGCGTACAGTGGGAGCCTAAAGAGAATTCCTTGATTTTTTTCCCATCTTGGTTACAACATGAAGTACAAATAAATAATTCTGATGAAGATAGAGTTATCATCAGTTTTAACATAAATTGGAGAAACGAAGATGCCGATAGTTGAACC